AAGGAGGCGATAGTATGTTTCCAACAATTAATAAAAAAGAAACAGGTGTTAATCTTCGAAGAATTATGGATATGAGAGGAGTAAAACCAAAAGATATTCAAGAATATTTAGGGTTTGGATGTGTGCAGAGTGTTTATCGATGGTTGGATGGCGTTAGTATGCCAACAGTCGATAATCTGTATGCAATTAGCAAAATGCTTCAAGTTCCTATGGATTCAATTGTTTGCGGAAATGCTGGAAGAACAAAAAGTCAAATGGATGCATGTCTTACGGATCAGGAGAGAAGAGTTTATACCTACTATAAGAAAATGAGAGAATTAAATGCAGCATAATTTTTGAACTACAAGTTCAATGACATTACATGAATCCTCCCTTAGAATTATATTAAGAGATAATTTTAAGGGAGGATTTTTTATGAGAGAAAAGATGTTAGTAACACAGGCTCTTGACGAAAGAGACCTACTAGTAAAGAAGATATCAGATAAAATTGACAAAGCAAGTTTTGTGGATACCATAAAGCCAAATGAGGATAGAATACAAGCTGCAGGAGTGGAATGGCGGAAAAGTATGGGTTGAAGAAGCATATCCCAATATTCTCTTTGCAAAGGATGGAGAAATATATGATATAGCGGGCATGAAAACAATTGTAATTGGTGGGGCATATAGTGTTGATAAATTTTATAGGTTAAGCAAAGGCTACAATTGGTTTGAAGATGAGCAACCGTCAGATGAGATAAAAGCGTATGTAGAAAAGCAACTTAGTAATAATGACTGGAATGTTGATGTGGTCCTATCACATACTGTTCCGTATGATTATCGACCGGTGGATTTGTTTCTTTCAATGATTGATCAGAGTACAGTGGATGAATCAACAGAGCTGTGGCTCGGAGAGATTGAAAAGAAGCTGGATTACAAATGGTGGTATGCTGGGCATTATCATACATCAAGGGTAAGAGATAAGGTTCAGATAATGTTTGAGGATATAGAGGAGTTTCTACATAGAAAACTAGATTATCAATAAGCTTTGAAAAATAGAAAGTGATGGATTGGAATGAGAAGAAGCAAAAGCTATGAAGTAAGAGACCCAATGAATATATGGAATAAATATGATTTTGCTATGTCAGGTCTCGGAAAGAAAAGCAAAATCTTGGCAAAAATAAAACATTTTTTTAAATGCGTAAAGTGGAGTAAACAGCGTATTACAAGGGGCTATTGTGATTGTGATGTTTGGGAGATGTTTTCTTTTCTTCAGACGCTTATTCCGGATATGCTGCAAACACTGAAAGATACAAGAACGGGTTCACCAGGATATTTGGGAGAAAACTATACCAATGAAAATGGAATTCTTGTAAATGATACCTGCCATGAGGAGTGGAATTGCATTCTAGACAAAATGATATTTTTATGGCGAGAAGCGGAGAAAGATACATGCTCACAAAAGAATCCATTTGATGAAGCGCATTCCAAAGCAATGGATGAATTTACGGAACGATTTGGATTATTTGGAAATAAACTTCAAACTGAGAAAGAATTAGAGGAAAATAGAAAGCGCGGTGGCGGAGGAACAATTCATTTTATGGATGAGTTGCCTGAGTATAAAGAGATTTCCGATAAATATCGCGAAGAAGAAAAGCGTTTGGAAGAATATAGAAGAAAGTGTAAGGATGAAGCTATAGATATGCTTAAACAATATTTCTATGACCTGTGGGATTGAGTTATTAGTAAATCTTAAACCAAAAGTTTAATGCAATTAGTAATAGAATCCGTTATACTAATCATCTACAGGTAAACTTGTGATTCGGGATGGAAGAAAATTACGGAGGTACAAAGAGATGGAACCAATGTATTTGCAGGTCCTGCAAAAAGAAACAGGAAGACAGATTAAGAAACTGCTCGTGGAAAATGGTTATACCGTGAAAGACGTGCAGAATGCTATGGGATTTGAAAATCCACAAGCAGTCTACAAATGGATTTCAGGTAGATCATTACCGAGCTTAGACAATTTTGTAATCTTAAGCAGATTACTGCACACCAGCATAGAAGATATCCTCGTCATTGACGGGGATATTGTTCGTTTATGGGGATTTTCCTTTAAACTGTTAGTACAATGACAAACTTAGCGGAAGGCTTTATGCTGATATCAGAACAGGAGAAATCAGGAAAAGTAGAGAGGAGAAAAGATATGCAAACAATGACATCAGCATATGCAAATAAAATGCTTAAGAGTTTGGAAGAGGATAAGGCTTTCTGGCTGAACAAGGAGGAAGAGGCCTGCACATATGTTGCGGCAATTAATGAGGAGCCAGTTGTTCCTGATTATGATTATGTCGAGGTCGCAACGACAATTGCTGCGCTAGATGAGAAGATTGCTATTATAAAGCATGAACTTAATGTAACTAATGCAAACGCAAAGGTTCTAGTAGGGGATGTAACAATGAGTATAGATAGCATTCTTATTAAGATGGCACAGCTGAATAGAAGAAAAACGGTATTAGACGTAATGCGTAAACGATTGCCTAAATCCAGAGAAGAACAACGTTCTTATATGTCCCGTAATTCGGTTCCTGAGTATAGATACATTAATTACGATTTGGAACTAGTTAAAAATGAGTATGAACTTGTGTCTAAGTCGATTATGGAAATGCAAATGGCACTTGATAAATATAATCAAACGGTACAGTTTGAAGTAGACATCTAAATGAAATATCCGTACAAGGCTTCATGAGATTGATAGTTGATCCAGGAGGTTCGTGTTCATTGTTAAGGTATATTTGTTATTCGTTATTTGTTATCAGTTTTTGTTTAACGTGAATAACATCAGAAAGCATGATTTCTTAACAGTTGCGTTGTAGAAAACCTGCAGGAAACTGCGTGTGGAGGTTCGGTTCTAAACACAAAACTGTGGAAAGTCTTTGGATTTTCCACAGTTATTTTTATGTGAAGTTGATAGAACCCATACTAGTAATATTGGATAAGTGACCAGTCACAATATTTATGCTAGTTCAAACTGAATTAGAAGAATAGTAGGGGTGGATTGCATTAGCTAAATAAATATGTTTACAGCAGGGGCGGCTGTGCTAGGCTGTTCTACCGAAGGCTCTGATTGAGAGGGATTACCTATAATCGGGGCCTTTTCTATTGTCTTCAAGCACAGTTGCGGGTTCATGCTGTCAACATATAGAAAACTGTTCGCCAAACAGAATAAAAATTAATTGAAACTATTCGCGGTTAGGAATATACTAAAAGTGATGTAGTGTCGTATTTATTATGGAGGATACATATGAATTTTGTACCATCATCTGAAAAAGCAAAGGAATGGGGAATAAGCCAAAGACGTGTAGCTATTTTATGTAAAGAAGGCCGTGTTCCAGGAGCTGAATTAGTTGGAAATAGATGGTTTTTACCATCTGATGCTGTAAAGCCTCAGGATCCACGTAAAGCAAAGAAGGATTAATTATGTTTAAAATTATTGAGGGTGATTTTAAAAATAATAAATATAGTGATGAAGAGTATTTGGACAATTGGCCAATGCTTTATATTCTTGAGAATGGTCGCCAAGCGTATATTGGAGAGTCTAGCCATGTGAAAACCCGAATGACGCAGCATTCCTCTATAGAAGAGAAGCGAATTTTTGACAAGGTGCATTTCATTTACTCAAAGCTTTTTAATCAGTCGGTTACATTTGATTATGAGTCGAAGTTGATTCAGTATATCGCTGCGGATGAGCTTTATGAAGTGACTAATAAAAATAAAGGTATTGCGGATAAGCAATATTATCAAAAGCAGGAATACGACGAGAAATTTGCAACCCTTTGGAGAAAGCTTCAAAGAGAGAAGCTGGTAAAGCATTCCATCGAGGAAATTGAGAACTCTGATTTGTTTAAGTATTCGCCGTACAAAGAACTCAATGATAGTCAGAGACAAGCAGTCGAGGACATTGTGCAAAAGCTTAAAGAAGGTACTGTTGATAAAGTAGTTGTCAATGGAATGCCTGGAAGCGGAAAAACTATCGTTGCAGTATATTTGATGAAATATCTGGCTGATAGTGAAGAATATGCAGGAAAGCAGATAGGTTTTGTTGTACCTCAGACATCTCTTCGTAAGACGATGAAGATCATTTTTAGAAGTATATATGGCTTGTCTCCATCGCAGGTCCTTTCGCCCTCAGATGTTACCAAGAAGAAATATGACATTTTGTTAGTAGATGAGGCACATAGACTGCATCAATATAAAAACATTTCTTACATGGGAATATTTAAAGCAAATTGTGAGAAGCTTGGATTAACAACAGAAGCAGATGAACTTGACTGGATTTTGATGCAATCAAAGCAAGCGGTTTTATTTTATGACAGTATGCAGGTCGTTGGCCCGTCTGGTATTGATTTTGAGCGATTTGATAAGAAGATGGAGGACTCATTTAACCGAAGAATGATAGCATATTTCACATTGATTACGCAAATGCGAGTGCAAGGCGGAAATGCATATATCGATCAAGTAAAGGATATGCTTGCGGGTAGTTGCAGTAGCAAATACGTATCTGAAAAATACGACTTCAAGCTTTATTCAGATTTTTCAAAATTTGAGAAAGATATGTATGCGAAAGAGAATGAAGTTGGTTTATCAAGAATGCTGGCAGGTTATGCATGGCCGTGGATTAGTAAGAATGACCAGGCGTTAAAAGACATAGAAATCCAAGATGTAAAGCGTATGTGGAACCATTGTACTGAAGGGTGGGTACATACCGCAGAAGCTATAGATGAAGTTGGTTGTATTCATTCTATTCAAGGATACGATTTAAATTATGCATTTGTCATTCTTGGAAAAGATATTGGGTATGATAAAGCTGCTGGGAAGATTATTGTACGCCCAGAATGTTATTTTGATAAAAATGGTAAACGTACAGCTAATTACGAAGAACTATTAGAGTACATAACCAATGTTTATTATGTCCTGATGACACGCGGAATCAAGGGAACATATTTGTACGTATGTGATGATGAACTAAGAGAATATTTGTCTCAGTACATGGAAGTGGAGAAATAAAAATGAAACAAGAAACTATAGATAGAATCAGAAAATTCACAGAAGACCGAGACTGGGATCAGTTCCACTCACCAGCAAACCTTGCAAAATCAATTGTGATTGAAGCGGCTGAATTGTTGGAATGTTTCCAGTGGTCAGATGAGGAATATGATTTGCAACATATTAAAGAAGAGTTGGCAGATGTCATGGTATATAGCCAGAATCTTCTTGATAAGCTTGGCTTGGATGCAGACGAAATCATTAATATGAAGATGTCTCAAAACGAGGCTAAGTATCCAGTGGATAAAGCAAAGGGAAGCGCAGCAAAGTACGATCAATTATAAAATGAGAGAAAAATGGCTGAAAGCCAGTATTTATCTTAATCCCCAATTTCTTACCTGTCGATTCCCAATGGCAGATTTGCCTTTGGTACAGACTTGAAATTTACCAAAGTTTTTACCAAAATTGATGACAAAAATATGCAAAGATATGGTAAAATATGCCAGAATAAGTGAAAAATGAAGAAAGGTAAAAAGGCTTGAAAAGCCCGAAAATACTGGAAATATGAAAAAAATCAAGATTTTATTCATCTGCCACGGCAACATCTGCACTACTGTGAACAAATAGCAGACAGAAATATATACTTGAAAATAGCTTAAGAACAGGAGAAAACAATGATAAGAGTAGCTTTTTGCTGTCATGGTAATATTTGTCGATCAACCTTAAGTGAGAGCGTATTTACCCACAAGGTAAACGCTCTGGGCTTAGGGGATCAGTTTATCATAGATAGCTTTGCAACGAGTAGGGAGGAGATCGGAAACCCTCCACATAGAGGCACAGTAAACAAGCTGAGAGAGGTAGGGATCCCTTTAGTGCCTCATAGAGCTAAGCAGATCACATTAGCCGATTATGATAAGTTTGATTATATTATAGGCATGGATACCGCTAACATACGGAATCTTAACAGGATGCTAAACAATGATCCAGAGGGGAAGATATACAAGCTCCTCAGTTTTGCAGGATCAAGCAGGGATATAGCGGATCCGTGGTATACAGGTAACTTTGATGAGACTTATACCGATGTAGAGGAGGGCTGTGAGGGCTTTCTGGAGTATCTGAGAGAGAATGGAGAAATATAAAGAGCGTGGAGCTGTAGATCATTAAACTAATGGTTTACAGCTCTTTTCTTATGCCCTCCTGTATAATATTCTCATAGCCTCATACAGGGGCTAAATAAGTAATACAGGAGGATTTACAGGATGAACAAAAGAAAGTTAAGGAGAGTGGCAATAGTAGCCTTAGTGCTGGTATTGTTATGTAACACGCTGGGAGTACAGGCAAGTACTAAGAAAGATGATCCTACAGTTATTGTAAAGGATTATGGATCACTGTATACAGCGATAGCGGAGGCTAAGGATAATGATGTAATAGGCATACAGGGCACTATTACGATCCCAGCTATCGTAGATCTTAATATGTCTGAGAATAAAGCAGTTATTCTTAGGCGTATGGAGGCAGGGGCTAAGCTGGTAGTATCTGGAGATTATGGAGCCGATAACAAAGCCTCTTTTAGGATGATCTCTTTTGATGGAAACTCTACGGAGGTGGGAGGTACAGAGCCATTTGTAGAGATTAACGAAAATGCTTATTTTAGTATGTGCGATTTTACGGAATGTTTTAATCAGAGTGATAACGGAGGAGCTATAAATATCAGCTCTGGAGAGGTGGAGCTTAATAGCTGTAGCTTTGATGAGAATAGTGCCAGCTATGGTAGCCATATTTTTAACTCTGGTACCCTTTTAGTTAATAGCTGTACTCTAAAAGGAGGCTGGGCGGATGAGATGGGAGGAGCCATATACAACAGAGGCACTCTTACAGTAAAAGGTACTGAGATTAAAGAGAATAACGCCAGAATAGGCGGAGGGATCTATAACAACAGCTCCTTAGAGGTAGATAACTCTTTGATCTGGAGCAATACAGCCACAGTACAGGGAACAGACATAGCAAACGAGGGAACATATACCAACAGCACCACAGAGGAGCAGTTTGATAGCTGGTTAGATTACTATAAGCTCTATTATGCAGGGTGGGAGGATGATACTAATACCTCAGTAGGAGGCTCTGGGGATTATCTGAAATTCTTAACAGCAACAGAGAAACCTACTAAGCCAGATCCGACAGAGCCAGTAGATCCAGAACCTACCGAACCATCTACACCAGATCCAGTAACGCCTCCTAGTGGAGGGGATGAGGGTAAGACGGATCCAGAGCCAACAGATCCCACACCTACGGAGCCGACAGATCCAGAGCCTACGGATCCTAACCCAACAGAACCAGATAAGCCAAACACCACAGAACCATCTACAGAGGATCCTAAGCCCTCTACCCCTAGTAATGCGGATCAGACAGGCGGAGGAGATACTACTACAGATAACAGCGATCATAGTACTACAGACAACAGCCAGCATAACAGCACTACTAGCAATAGCTCCTCAGTAGGAGGAAATACTACAAACTCCTCCTCTGTGAGTAATACGGATAATAGCAGGAGTGAGAGCTCCAGAACGGAAAACAGTAACAATAGCTCTACTGTAAATAATTACTATCAACAGGATAAGCAGGAGCCAGCCACAGCCTCCACAAACGCCTCACAGCCTGTAAATGTTACGGTACCTGTAACTGTATCCACTCCAGAGGCTAAAGGCTCAGATAGAGCTACTACAGAGGCTCCAGAGAGTACCTCTATAGCTGATAAGAATATCAATATTGAGGCTAAGGGCGTAGATGTAAAGCTGGAGATCACAGGAGATAGCTACAATATCTCTATATCAGCCCCAGAGGGGCAGGAGAGCCAGATACAGCCAGTTAATGAGGTAAGTACTGTAAACGCTCCAGAAAGCACTACAGAGCCTCAGAGGAGCCCTAACTGGGTAGAGTATATTACTATGCTCCTTTTAGCGGTACTGGTGGGGCTGGAGATCAAAGATAAATTGCACAAGGAAAAATAGCAAAAAATTAGGAGGGGCTTAGTGCTCCTCCTTTAGCTTTTCCTCTAATACGCTTGTAATGTAGGCGGTAAGGCTCTTAGCTCCAGATCTCTCCGCTAGTTTCTGGTACTCCTCTTTTTTTCCTTTAGGTACACGAAACTTAATAAGATCTTTACCCTCATCATATTTAGCTATAGCTCTTTTTTGTGCCTCAGTAGCTCCCATATTTTCAGCTCCTAACATAAATTATATACCTCCTCTATAATAACATAATCATTTCTGTTTTAAAAGTTTTACCTCAAATTTGAGGAATTTTATATTGACATATAAGGTACCTTAGATTATTATACAGATATAAGGTACCTTATACAAGAGAAACAGGATATTACAGGAGGTAACGGATATGAAGTATAAAAACAGTGATGATAACAGATACAGAGTACAGTTTATGAGATCTACAGAGGAGCTTATGGATCAGCTTACAGTTAAAGAGTTTATCTCTTATCTGGAAGAAAACGCAGAGTTTGAAGATTACACAGTAGAGTACATTGACGGAAAATGTGTTAAGTGCAGAGCCTACGATCTCACAGAGGAAAACAGCAAGCTCCATAAGGAGTTTTTAGTAACAGAGGATGGCAGAGTATTTTACTGGAGATCCTTAATTAGCAAGATTGAGTTAGTAGATGATGAGCCTATACCTAAAAAACCTCTGAAAGATCGCACTAACGAGGATCTGGTTATAGAGTACCAGACTACTCACAATGAGGATTTATTTAGAGCATTACTGGAGAAAAACACAGGGCTCTTACACATTATCGTTATGGATTACAGGATCCCTAAGTATGAGATAGAGGATCTTCTCAGTGAGAGCTACATAGCTCTTATAAAGGCGGTAGATAATTTTGATCCTACCAGAGGTGTTACTTTTACCACAGCTCTTAAGGTATTTGTACGCCAGCACTTAAACCGCCTCTACAATGAGGTAACTTGTCAGAAAAGATATAACGGTATGGATCCAGCCAGCTATGAGGAACTGGTAGAGATCCATAAAGACGATGTAAGAGGCTTAGATTGTGATAGGTTTACTCAGATAGAGGTAGATGAGTACTTAGAGGGGCTGGAGTCTAAGGATCGCTACATGGTTACACTCCTCCTCATGGGTTACAGCCTCTCAGATTGTGCAAAGGCTTTTAATGTGGCAAATTCTAGTATCACATGGAGGATCAAGCGGATCCGCAAGAACTATACAGCTTATAGTATGGCTGTTTAGACAGATAAAAACTAAAGGAGGATATGTAAGATGAGTAAATTAAATTTAAGACAGGCAAGAGAAAAGGCTGGAGTTAGCGTAGAGTTTGTAGCTGAGCAGATGGGAGTATCTGTAGAACTTGTTAAGAGCTGGGAGGCAGGAGAGAGATCTCCAGAGATGGCACAGGGCTTTAGTTTGTCTATGCTGTACGGTATGAGCTTAAATGGTATGACTTTTAACCTACAGGCACAGGAGGCGTAGAGCATGACAATAGAGGAGAGAGTAGAGCTCTATAAGAGCCTCTATAAGGAGTGTAAGGCTCTGGAGCCTGTAGCTAACACCTTAGCAAAGGGATATAAACAGGCAGATCCTAGAAAGAGGCTGGAGCTGATAAGAGAGCTGGATACAGAGTTAGCGGAGGTGTACATGGTTAGGATCCCTGTTATTACATGTGGGGTAAGGGATAACAACTATGTACTCCAAACTAAGGAGATCTACTTAGCAGATCCAGAGCTGGAGGCATTTCTCCACCAGTTTAGGCACCACCTCCAGAACGAGGCGAGAGAGCTTAGCAGGAAATACCTCTTAATGGAGGATGATCCTAAAGCTGATTACAGGATCCCATACAGGGAGGCTAACAGTATGCTGTATGGGGAGGATGATGCTGTAGCATGGAGCCGATTTTTAATAGAAAATTGCTGATATATGGGAGCTGATCCGCTGGAGTGTGGGTTAGCTCCTTTAGTATTGCCTCTGTGGGCTCCGCTGTGCCTCCTGTAGGCGTTTTATATGTTTATATGGATAAGTGTAAGGGGATGAGAGTAAAGCCTCTTAAAATTGATTTTAGATGTATTTTATATAAGGGTTATATAACAAATAAACAATAAAAATGATATATAAGGGGTATATAGTTAGTAGAGTTGCACAAATAATTTATTGACTTTTTAAGATGCTGAGATTATACTATCCGTAACAACTGAATTTTGAGCAAGAAAAAAGCACCCTCTACAGGATGCTGTATCAGCTCTTAGTTATGTTACCAGCATAGCTAAGGGATCAAGGTAGAACAGATACCCAGATACCACACAAAGGCAACTGATTTTCTTAACAAGTATTATACTGGTTGAGTGGTCAGAAGTCAATAAAAATAGCTTACAGGAAACTTACTTTCTTTTATATTTCATTATGATTTTGTTTCACTCCGTAAGAGCTAAGGTATTGAGTAATCTTTACCTTAGCTCTTTTGTTGTTACAGGAGATTACAGGATTATAAAGGATATTACAGGAGCCACAGGATTAAGATCTTAGAGGGCTCCTTTTTAATTGAATAGCTTTAAGCGGACAGCGTAACCGCTTTATAAAATCGTGGTGCTGTAGAGCCTAAATAATAAATCTACAGGGGGAGAGATCGGGGCACCCTACTCCAGCTCCTCCTCAATCGGATCTCATACAACTTGAAAACCGATATAAAACTAAAGAAGTTGGGTTATGGAAGTTTCCGCAGAGAGATTACTACAGTTAAGCATGGACGGAAATGTGTAACGCTCCTCCTCTGGAGTGGCTGTAGTATTTAGCTGTAATGCTAAACTATGTAGGGTACTAAGAAACCTCAAAAAAGAGTTTCCTTTAGGTATAGATTTACTCCTTTTCCTAAGGAGATCTATGCCTAAATTTCCTAAAAAAGAGTTTCTTTTCATGTGTTTTATAATGCTATGAAATGATGATACTTACAAAATGAATAAAAATTACATACATAATGAATAAGCATGCAAAAAGGAGGAAATAGAAAGATGATAGGTAACAGGAGAGAGGAGGATCAAGCGGATCTCTGGTTAAGAGAGCACGATCCTTATTATTTAGATAAATCAAATTCTAAAAAGAAAAAATTAGAGAGATTTTACGAAACTCCAGAGCAGGAGCATAGGAGGGTACAGATGGAGCTCCCATTTTCCTCTCTTAGTATGTCTCAAATGCTGGGGGTAGGGATAGAGGTAAAAATAGATGCAGGAGGAGGCTTTAGTGGTAATATCTAACTCACTTATGAGGCTAGAAATTCCTTGTAAAATGAGGGTTTTAGAGGTATAATACTAAATACAGAAACTACCTTATCGTTATCTTTACCTTGTGGAAAATTTGTAAATTAGGTTTACATCAGCTTAACTGGGAAAGAAACTTAAGAGAGCTCAGATCTTTAGTGATCTGGGTTCTTTTTTTTTTGAAAAATTTTCCATAAATTATGCATATTTTTCCTTAAAATGTGCCCTTACTTATGAGAGCAGGAGGTGGAAAGTATGGAGCTATTATCAGTAGAGGTAGTTATGGATATGCTGGGAGTGACAAGGCGGACAGTTACAAACATGATAAAGCGTGGAGATCTGATAGCTGAGTATCCCCAGACAGGTAAAAGAGGTAGACCTAGTATGATGATAACCGCCTCTAGTTACGGAAAGTTTTTATTACAAAGAAAAGAAAGGTAGGTAAACAATATGGAACATCCAAAAGATAGGGAGTTTAGAAAAGAGTATGAGCAGGCGGTGGCATCTGGAGCAACTACAGAGAGTATGGCTGGGTGGATGAATGATAATGCTAAGAAAGGACTGGTAAAGAAACTGGATGCTTATTGTGAGCATATTAGTGCAAGAATGGCAGAGGAAGAAAGAAAAGAGCCTCATACATATGGGGAGATTATAAAAACAATCTCAAATGCTAAGGCTTATATCGAAAAACTTAAGGAACTGCCAGAGAAGTTAGTGGTTAAGCAGAGAAAAAAACTTAATGAGAGGTTTGATGATCTGGTGGATAAGAAACTTTACAGCGAAAGTAGTAGACTTCTTTGGGTAGCTAGAGGATTGGAAAAATTTATCCAATCAGATGAGTACAAAAGAGTTAAAAATGATCTGAAAGATGCTACAAACCTTTATAGTAAGAGTTTAGCACTTAAAGAGGAGTGGGAGCAGGAGAACGCTGATATTATTGAGGCGGAGAGGGCAAGATCTAGGAGAGAGGAGCTTCTTAGTGCAGATCCAGATGCATTAAGAGCCTTAGGTATTACACCTCCTCCAGTACAGAAAGTAAGTAGATCAGAGGAGGATCCAGAAGTTAACGAAACGCTGGAGGCTCTTAGAGCTATTCATCCATCCGCTACTGATGCGGAGATTGAGCAGATGGCTAAGTTGATGTAGGAGGATCCTATCTATGGCTGTAAATGATCTGGAATATAAGGAGCTCCGCTTAGATCTGGTAGATCTTACAGAGGGAGTAGTAGGATCGTTCCTCTTTATTACGATGAGGAGGTAAAAAAGATCTATGAGCTACCGCCTCAGAAAAGAGGGGCGGAGCTGAGAAAGTTAGCAAACAGAATAAAAGAAGATTATAAAACAGGGCGTATAGCAGTATAGGGGCTATACGCCTTATTAAATTTCAAAGTAAAGGAGGTGTTTAGAGATGTTTGAGTTTGGAGCAAAATTAACCCTACATGATGGTATGGCTGGTGTTATGAAAAAGAACATTGAATTGCAGAGGCAGTTTAGAGAGCAACTTTCCAGCTCTGGTATAGAGATTGGTAAGCTCAATAAACAGAAAGCAGATCCAGTTATCACAGCACACGATAGGGCTACAGAAGTACTTAACAGCGTTAGGGAAAATATTGATAACTTATCACAGCAGAAAGCTCTTACTAAGGCAGAGGTACAGGATGAGGCTAGTAAAAAGGTTGATGAGATTGTAGAAAAGATCAAAGAGATCAAGAAAACAGCAGTATCTCCAGTTATCCACTTAAAGGATATGGTATCTCCTACTGTAGGTAAGATCAAGCAGAGACTTAAGGAAATTGCTACCACATATACTCCGATCGTAAGGATCAGAGATCTTGCAACACAAGGCATTTCTAAAATCAAAAATACATTAGGGGGGCTAGGATCTAAAGCGGTATCCGCTGTAGTAAGAATAAAAGACGGTGCCACCGCTGGGATCAATAAGGTTAGAGTAGCCCTTGCTACTGTAAAGAAAATCGTAGCCACGCCTGTTATAAAGGCTAAGGATGGGGCTACAAAAGTACTTAGTAAGGTAAAGAGTGGACTTAAGGCGGTAAGTAAAGTATTTACTCCGTTTATAAAGCTCAAAGACGGAGCTACAAAGGTGTTAGGATCTGTTAAATCCTCATTGAAAGATGTAGGAAAAATGGTAACTAAGCCTATGGTAGCTGTAAAAGATGGGGCTAGTAAGGTGCTGGGATCCATCAAGGACAAGCTAAAGAGCCTTGCTAAGGGTGTTACTGTGGCTGTATCGGTAGCTGGAGGAGCTGTATTAGGCGGAGCTCTCAATGAGGGGGCAAAGCTCCAGCAAAGTACAGGCGGTGTAGAAACGCTTTTTAAGGGCGATGCAGACAAGGTAATAGAGAACGCTAATAAAGCCTACCAGACAGTAGGAATATCAGCAAATGATTACATGGAGCAGGTAACTAGCTTTAGTGCCTCCCTTTTATCCTCATTAGGAGGAGATACCGCTAAATCCGCTGAGGTAGCAAATACAGCTATGGTAGACATGGCTGATAATGCTAATAAGTTTGGTACAGACATGGGCAGTATCCAAAATGCTTATCAAGGTTTTGCAAAGCAGAATTACACCATGTTAGATAACTTAAAGCTGGGCTATGGCGGTACAAAGGAGGAGATGCAAAGGCTCCTTAATGATGCTCAACAGCTTACAGGCGTTAAGTACAATATTGATAATTTATCAGATGTATATAATGATATCCACGCTATACAGGAAAACTTAGGCGTAGCAGGAACTACAGCAGATGAGGCAAGTAAAACCTTTAGCGGAGCTTTTGCTATGATGAAAGCATCAGCTAAAAACTTGTTAGGTAATCTCTCTGTAGGAGATGGTAAGGCTGTAGCTAAGAATATGGGAGAATTGGTAGAGAGTGCAAGTACTTTCTTTTTCGGTAACTTTATACCGATGTTACAAACCTTATTTAGCAATCTCCCAGAGGCAATAAAGACAGCAGTATCTACAGTTACTCCTAAGATTAAGGAGAATGTACTACCGTTAATCAGTTCCATAAAAGAAACCATTTTTACAGGGCTGGGAAACATTGGTATTGATACTGGAGCCCTCCAGACCGTGTTAGATCAGTTATTCAATGTAAATATTAGCGGTGATGGATTTAAGGGGATCTTTGATAGTCTGAAAAATGGAGTTGTACAGGCGGTAAATACTGTATTGCAGATCTTACCTAGTGTAATTAGTTTCATTCAGACTTTAGCACCTCTGGTACTTAATATCATCAATACGATCCTAAGCGGAGTGGGGCAGATTGTACCGTATATAATCCCTATAATTGATACTATAAGCAGTGTTGTAGCCACAGCTATGCCAGTGATCCAACAGATCATTACAGTAGTGGTAGGTGCGATTGTAGCTATTATGCCTACATTGAGCTCTATTTTTACTTTTGTGGGAAACGTGATCCAGCAAGTACTTACAGTAATCGGTAATCACATGGGATTATTCCAGACTATTGTATCTGTAGTAGTGACAGTAGTATCTACTGTATGGCAGACCTTAGCCCCTATAATCAGTGCGGTAGTAGATGTGATCCTTACGGTGGTGGATGGGCTACTTACAGGAATTGAAACGGTATTCAATTTCTTAGCTCCATACATCTCTCAGATCTGGGGTAGTATCTGTGGATTTTTCGACAGTGCAAGCTCTACGATTACCACTATCGTAGAAACCATTAAGAGTGTATTTCAAGGTTTATTTGATGCGGTATCCACTATTTTCGGTGGTATCTCCAGTGCTGTATCTACAGCGATCGGAACCGTAACAAGTGTAATAAGCGGAGCGATAGATGCTATTAGCGGTTTTGTAGATAAAATTGGTGGTGCAATCTCAAAGGCTAAGGACTTTGTAGGAGGTATCGGAGGTAAGGTTAAGAGTGCTTTAGGTTTTGCCTATGGTAAAGACAGAGTACCATACGATAATTACCCAGCTATCCTCCATCAAGGAGAGAAAGTCTTAACCAGAAATCAAGCAGATCAGTATGAGAGGCGGATGAGTACTAGAGGTGTACAGCTTAAGGATGTTACACCTATAGACAGGGATCCAGATGATCCACAGGATAATAACGGAGGTACAGGAGGTACAGGAAATCCACAGGATAGCGATCTACCTAAGAGTGGTGGTATCGGATCCGTAACGATTGAAAAATTGGCGGATACGGTAATCATTGAGAAAGAGGCAGATACAGATAAGGTTGTTTCTGATATGGTCAGAAAGCTGAAAAAGCTACTTCCTAATACAATTTAGTATCTGGAGGAGGCATTTACACCTCCTCCTTTTTAAGGAGATGATAAATATGTTTTTTAAACAGAAAAAGCCAAAAGCTGGAGAGTTTGATTATGAAGTTGCAAGAATACAGAGAATGTTAGACTTTGTGAAAGAGACAGGAAAGCCTCTTAAGGCTCCTAATGTGGAGGCTATAATCTGTAATGATTGTGTAGTTATTCTGGATATAAAAGACGATGCAGGAGAGAAAGTATCCATGTGCGTAGTAAAGGATTTTCGTACAATTCCTTTTAGTCTTAATTTTACACCAGAGCAGGCAGAGAGATTTAATGGAGGATCTGGTGTAAGATCGAGAAACTTTGGAGGGTAGGAGGCTAAGCTATGGATGAAATCATGGAGAAAATAGGAGCCCTCATGGATAAGCTCAATAGTAAAGGTATGAGGTTCCCTGTAGGACAGCACGCCATCGTATGTAAAGATGCTGTAGTAATCCTTAGCGTAACAGAGGAGGGCTTAGGCGTTAATCTGGTAAATAATCGCTTGGATATGGATTATGAGCTAGGGATCAGTAACGAGGCTGTAGAGGCATTTATGGCGTTAGAGGAGGTGCAGGAGCTTGGCGAGTGATTTTGAGGTATTCGGATTAGATGAGCTTATAGAGTGCTTTGAGGCTTTCATAGATAAGTGGGAAGAAAAAAAGGTAGTACTACTCAATAAGATCGGAAATATCTTAGATGAAGAAATAAAGCCTTTAGTTCCTGTAGATACTTCCACATTAGCAGATAGCTTTTCTTTTTATGTGGATGTGAGCGGATCGCTGGGAAGTGTGGAGTATGGTACTAATGTAGAGTATGCCTTGTATGTAAATGATGGTCATGTACAGCATAAGAGATTTTTACCAGCAGAGAGATTATCAGCTAATGGAAAGAGTGTATATCTCAAAAAGAAAGATCAAAAGGGGATTATGCTTAGTGAGCGGTATATACAGGGTAAATTTTTCTTAGAAAAGGGAGCACAAAGTGCAAAGCCTAGAATAGAAAGAGCTTGTGATAGTTGGCTCAGAGATATGCTCAGAGAGGCGATAGGAGCCTTATTATAGGAGGTGCAGAATGTTTTACAGCTATAAACCATATCTCCAGATAGCCCTCACTAGAGAATGTATTGTTACATTCAATGAAAACGGTGTGTATATTGTAAAAACTCCAGAGGAGGAGAAACTCCTTAGAGAGTATGCAAAGAATACCAGAAACTCATATAACATTATCGAGGCAGGAGGAGAGCTGGAGCATGAGGATCTAATCCGCCTACATGAGGAGGATGAGCAGAAACTCATAGCGGAGGCGGAGCAGAGAGAAAAAGCCGGAGCAGAGGAGAAAAGGCGGAAAAAAGAGATACACGAGTTTTATAGTTTACTTAGAATGTCAGACGAGGTATATAGATAAAAAGCAAAGGAGGGCGGAAAGGTGTTACCAGATATACCAATAACAGAGATATTTAGCTATCAAGAGTTTCCTATGGAGAGAGTAGCTCTTAGATGGTATAGTTCTAAAACCACAATGGAGATGCTGGGGATAAAAGAGAGACAGTTAAGAAGATATGCAGAGGATGGCAGGTTAGAGAAAAAATATAAAACCGTCAAAGGGCGGAGGAGAGTGTACTACTCTAACATATCTGTATTAGAACTGTTACGCTATCTGAGTGACAGAAGAACACCCTCAGAAACAGAGGATAACGTTGAGGAGGGAACCGATGCAATAGCTAGGTGTATAAATACATTTTTCCAACAGCTAAAAGAGCTTGTTAATGAGGAAATGTAAGAAAACCAGTACGAAAAGTAACCTACTCACACAGAGGAAGAAACGAGTCCAGAGATGGGCGATATAGTCAAAAAGTGGCATTTTAGACCGCTTAAGGAGGTGTTTATAGCGTGTATGGAGAGAAAAGAGCCAGACAGATAGAGTATAAAGCCAGAAAGCAGAGAGAGAGCTTAGCAGGAGTATCTAATACAGCTCCTCTTAATGTACAGGTACGCTTAAGGGCTTACTGTATGATCTGGGAGCTTAAACAGAAATATTACAAAGCAGATACGCCTCTCCCTTATGTGAGTAAGGCAAGCCATAAGGCGGATAAGGAGAGGATAAAATCCTTAGAGGCTAAGATCATAAAAGGCGGATCCAATGAGGAGAGAGCTGTAAAGGCAATAGCTGAGGTTAAGGAGTATCTGGATATTGTAGCAAAATCCAGACTAAACAAGCATTGTAGAGTATTTTAAGGAGGGCTTAGAGATGAGTTTTTTAATCAGTGCAGACGAGGAGGAGCAGATCCGCCAGTCAGAGGAGTATAAGAAGTACATGGAAGAACACAAGGAGGAAAACGATAATGAGTAAAGTAACATTTAGAAGTAAACAGCCATATTTCCAGCTTAGCTATATGGATGTATTTAGAGTAGGCTTTATCACAGTGCCAGTAGTAGGCGGAAAGCCTTATAAGGATAATGGAAAGCCTAATATTGACTATGCAAAGTGTGAGGAGCTTGGTATTAAGGATCCAGACAGCGTAGGCTCTGGGTATCTCTTTATAGAGGGAGCAGATCACAATGAGATTACGCTGGAGAATGAGGATGTTATTGAGGGTATTAGAGCCTATATTGCATCCAGAAATGATTATCTTATTGTAGAACTGGATGAGGAGGGCAATGAGCCAGCGGATCCAGAGGGTACAGTATTTGAGTGTAAAACAGCTTTATATCAGTTATACCCTGCAATCTACAAAGGAGTATCTACAGCGGAGGGAAAAACATTCTCCTTTAACAGAGGAGAAAAGCAGAACCGTTATATTACAAATGATGCGGAGGAGATCAAGATCCTTAGGGATTATATTAAGACCAGAGTAGATAATATGTTTACAGAGGTAAAGGAGTGATCCTATGTGTGAGGCTACTTTTAGATCGTCCACTCCACGCTCTTATCTCAATATAACTTATCCAGTATATGCAGAGGTTAATAGTAGTATTGAGCTAAAGGCAAACGGAAAAGGAAAGCAGGAGCTTATAGGAACTACTACCGCTGTATATTTCTTTTGTGAGGGGGCAGATCATAACCAGATCTCTCTTACAGATCCAGAGGATATTATCAGAGTAAGGGAGCGGATAGCAAACGATCCAGACTATATAGAAATCTCTTGTAATGATGAGGCTAGGATGCTAGGAGCTGGATTTAGTAAGCCTGTAGGAGGCAGAGATCACGCTAAGCATATTGAGGAGCTAAAGCGTAAATATGGCGGAGATGAAGAACCAGAGTATAGTGAGTGGGATAGATCGTTAATATCAAAAATCAAACAGTAGTATATAAGGGCTATGGCTTAGCGTTGGTGCAGGCTGTAGCCCTTATTTTTTTTTTGCCCTCAATGTTAAGGAATTTGATATAATATGATTAGGATAGATGAGGAGGTGGAGCCTGTGATAAGAATACCGATAGAACTAAGAGAGCAAAGAGCTAATAGGGAGCCTGTAGAGAGCTGGTATAAAAACAATGCTACAGATCTTATATGGTGGAAAGATCTACCAGACAGAGAGGGAGAGTGGATATTTAGCTTTGATAAGGTAAAAGAATATAATATGTTTGCAGACTATCCACACAAACTCACACAAGAGGAGAAAGAGATCTTTGATAGAGAAAATCCATACTGGAGAGAGTTTTTTAGTGATAGACAGAGAGCACAGGATCCTACAGATCTATCAGAGTACAGGAGGGCGGATGGAATGAGCTATAGAATACAAAAAGGCTTTATAACAGATATTGCACACACAGAGAGGATTTTACACCATGAGCTAGATAATTATGTTATGGATATGAGTAAAGAGCTTAGAGAGGCTATGGAGGAGGCAGAGAGAGCACTTAAAAAGGCTAAGGATCTGTTATCAAAGGAGGCTGTATAGGAATGTATGTAGTAAGTAAGAGAGATCTACATATATTCCTAGATCCAGATACTAAGGAGCCTTATGAGGCTGAGAGCTATATCCTCACAAATAGGCAGAGGATAACATGGGATCACAAGAGCCAGAGCTGGAGAGATCGACACGGAAAAGAGTACACGCCTGTTACTATGGGGAAGATTGTAGGATTTAACAGAAAAAATACACTTTCAGAGATAGATAAACAGCTACTAAGCATAACTCCAGAGGGTAGAGCCTATGTGGAATATAATGAGCGGATCGGAGGAGAGGTAATAGGCTTAGAGGAGCCGTGGGGCTATCCTCCATGTATTAGCGAGTATCTGGAGCAGGGGCACACCTTAGAGGAGCTATACAGGGAATGTATAGAGAGAGGCGTATGCTGGGAGGAGCTCTTTAGTTGTTATATAGAGCATGATCCTAAGTGTAATGATAATATCTATGTAGAGGTGCTGTGGGATCCTTAAGAAATACCGCCAGAAACTCACAGGAGCCCCTACAGGGAGTATAAGTGCCCTTATATGATGAAAGTGTAAGGGTAAAGAGGTAAAAGGGCTGTAAGAGGCAAATAGAGGGCTTATTCATGTGAGAGCATGGGTAGGCTCTTTTTTAGTGCGTAAAAATAATTATACAGCCCCTGTATAATTTTCCCCTAAAAAATGAGGAGGGCTGTGATTATGTTTATTAAGGCTAAGTAGAGCCACAGGATAATAAGCATAACAGGAGGTAGCAGGATGAGTATAGGAACAGAACTTAGAGCGGTATTTTACGCCAGAGTATCCACAGAGGAAGAAAAACAACTAAACGCTTTAGAAAAGCAGATACATGAGAATAAGGATGTTATTAGAGATCATGGCTGGAGGCTGGTAGGAGAGTATATTGACGAGGGAAAGACAGGAACCACCACAAAGCGGAGAAATGACTACAAAAGATTACTTAAGGATATGACGGAGAATAAGTTTGATATTGTGGTATGTAAGGATCAAGACCGATTACAGAGAAATACTCTGGATTGGTACCTATTTGTAGATAATCTGGTAACAAATAACCTAAAGCTCTTTATGTATCTGGATAATAAGTTTTTTAAACCCTCAGAGGATGCTCTTATAACAGGTGTAAAGGCGATCATAGCAGAGGAATACAGTAGAAATCTTAGTAAAAAACTGAATAACTCAAACAAGAGGAGAATAGAAAGAGCCCTTAATGGGGAGGAGGTATCAGCTATGGGAAACGGTAAATCATTAGCCTTTAAAATTGTTAATGGAAAGTGGGTAAAAGACGAGGAGGAGGCAAAGCTGGGGAAAAAGATCTTTGAGCTATATCTGGAATATGATAGCATAAGAAAAGTAAGAGATTGGGTAAATGAACATGGTTATACAAACAGTGTAGGAAAACCTTTTACCTCTGAGAGTATTAGCAGGATCCTTAAAAACGAGAAAGCTAAAGGCGTTATAGTGATGGGGAAATATCATCACGATTTTGATAAAAAGAAAATTGTGAGAAGATCGGAGGAGGAGCTGGTTAGAATACCAGCCCCAGAGCTTGCCTATGTATCAGAGGAGGTATTTGATAAAGTACAGGAGAGATTAAGGGCTAAGACAGGGAACGGTAGGGGAGTAAACGCTTATTCTGATCCTCTTAGTGGTAAAATCTACTGTGGATCCTGTGGTAGAAAGCTCTGGAAACACGCTAGTAACGGATATGTTAATTGGATGTGTGCCTCACAGGTGGCTAAAGGGGATGTAGAGTGTAACGGTACCAGAATAACCACAGTAGCGATAAGAAACATTTACAAGAAAATCACGGATAATCTGGAGGTAAATAAAGGAGTTGTAAAGCAGGATATTGTTAAGTGGCTCAATGAGCTAAAGGCTACGCTTAGTGATAGCTCAGTAAATGAAAAAATACAGAAAGATCTTGATAAGCTGGAGAGAAAGAGAACTAAACTCTTAGAGGCATATCTGGAGGATTTTATTTCTAAGGATGATTACAAAGCAAAGTATGAGGCTATAGAGGGGCAGATAGAGGAGAAGAAAAAGCTCTTAGTACCTGTAGAAGAAAATGAGGATATTAAAGTTATCGAGAGCGTATTACAGAACATAGATGACGAGATAGATGCTTATGTGAAAACTCTTGATATGGAGGAAAGCAAGGTAGATTTTCTAATTGAGCATACGAAAAGGATTACAGTATTAGAAAATCGTGATATTATAATAGAGTTGGATCTTGTAGCAGGAGCAATTATAGCAGGGAAAGATTTTCTGCTATATGTTCACGATACTATGCCGCAGCACCATGGCCCAAAGCATCTTCACCCATCTGGTCCACAGACAGCACCTCGATGCTGTTTTCGAGATAGATTCAGCTGCGACCAGTCGTGAGGAAATAGGCAATCCGCCGCACTACGGCACCAAAAACA